CATTACCACCAGGGCCGCTCCCAAGTCTTTCTGGTATTAATTGTTGTATGAATGGTAGTTGTTCCATTTGTTTTGGCGGGGGTGGTAGTGCAGGTAATGGTTTCGCTACTGGCAACTCGTTCGTATCTGTTGGTGGTGTAAAAGGTATTGATGGGCCTACTGGTAAAGGTCTAGCTATACCTCCACTAGGATCTCCAACAAAAGGTATAGGTTCTTGTCTTGCGATTGGATCTACTCTTGGTCTTAAAAAAGGATCATCGGCTGGAGGTTGTAGAATTGGATCATCTGTAGGTAACCCTGTGCCAACTCCTCCACCTGGGCCGCCAATTGAAATAGGTGGTTGTGGTCTGCCTATACTTGGTGGTTGAATTGGTAAAGGTCGTATGCCACTAGGAGGTGCAACTGGCCTACCAATTGCTATTGGGCGTGGTCTACCGCTAGTAATCGGTCTTAATCTTGGGTCAATACCTCGAACAGGTCTGTCAATAGGCATAGGTCTAACAGGTCTGCCGATTGATATAGGGGGTCTTGGTCTGCCTCTTACTGGTCCTCTAAAAGGTACACCTCTACCCACAGGTAAAGCTCTTGGATTTTTCTGTGCAAGTAATCTACGTAAACTCATTACACTCTCCCAATATCGTTATATTGCTCGAACATTTTCATAAGTCTATCCATGTTTCTTGCACCTTTTTGTCTGTCAGGTTTACCACTCGGCATTATTTCGATACCAGTTTCTGTTTTTGTTACCTTAAATCCACCTAAACCATTGTTAGCTGCAGATGTCATGACAAACTCACCATCACTGAGCATGGCAGGTATGTCATCACTTGTGCCTGTACCAGGGCCTATTGATGGGCCACCCATACGCATATCTAATTCTTGTAATCCACCCATGGCTGCAGGCTTTCTAATGCCTAGATCGAAACCTTGAAAGGTTGGTTGTGGCATTAGATCTGGTCTAATTGATTGTCTGATATCTTTAAGTCCACCCTCTTTCTTTTTAAAATCTTCTTTTACTGCTTTACCGTACAATGCTGCTAGAGCCATCAGACCAGCGTTGCCACCAAATCCACCGCCATCTCCTCTGCCAAAAAAGTCACCTATTTTTCCAGGCAATGTGGCTGACCCTTGTTCTGCTTCAGCTTTAGCAATTGCAGCAGCTTTTTCTTCATCTGTCATAGCTTTTATTTCTGCATCTGTATAACCATATTGCTCTAAAGCGGCAGATCGACCACCAAATCCAAACTGATCACCAATAGTTTTTATAAATTGTGGCGTGCTTCCAACATCATCTGGATCTCTTTTAAATAAATTTCCTGCTATTCCTTTAAGACCTTCTCTAAATTTGCCGCTTGCTCCAAAAAATTTACCTGAAGCTGCTTTACTTGCACCTTTACCTAATATCTTACCTAATGGTCCAGCTCCACCTATGCCAGCAATGCCGAGTCCGACTGCAGCTATAGGTGCAACTTTTTTAACTACTTTTTTGAGACTTTTACCTAATTTTTTTAGAAACCCAAACTCAGCCATACCCGTAATTGGATTGATTGACATGCCTTGACCTACAGTATATTCATTCGGATCAAGCCCTACAGCCATCATTTCTTGTTGTATTATTTGTTGAGTTTGTGGAGAAATAACTGGTGGTACTACCATTTCTCCTGGTGCTACGTGGGCAAGCATTGTGTCTTCCCCTCTGCCTAGACCTGCTATACCGCCTGGATTATTCATTTTATTCATGCTCAAATCATTCCTCGTTACATGTTAACCAAAATACCAAAAGGTATCTATCTCCTGATTCTACTGCTAGCCCTCTATGCATATGCGTAAAACTAGGAAAAATTAGAGCGTGGCCTGTAGGTAATGGCTCGACTGTACCACGTTTTAAAAACTCAGTTCCGCCACCTTTGTACTCCCCCGTGTTCAAAGGAACTACCATACTTATATCAGCACTTGCATCATGATGCCAAGCACCTTGTTTTTTATCCTTTAAATTATAATTAGCTATTTGGATTCCGCCCCCATCTACATGCCTATTCCAAATATTTAAAAATATAGGATTTCCAATAGTATATATCGTTTGCATTAAAGATTGAAATATTTGTGGACAATTATCTTGAAAGGTTATTTCTGGTATTTGTCGTAGATCATCTTCCTCTGGGTTGGGATTAAAGCCAAAATGTGCTTCCAAATGTTTCATTTCATCCATTAATATTTGACAAAACTTATCTGAAAAGAAAGGCACAGTATAAACATCCTTCAATGGTTCTTCTATAATTTTGTCTAAAGGTGTTGATTTTGGCGACTTTGTGCCACTTTCTTGGTAAAAATCTACTATTGGGTTTATAGAGTTTTTTACTGCAGCAAAAGTTTCTTTGTTTATATACCAATCACTTGGATAGGTGAGTAATAGGTTTTTTGGTTGATAAATAAGGTTTTCAGCTACGTTTATCATAACTCTATGGTTGTTGCTCCTGCTATCTTGATAGTTACTGTGCCAACCTCTGATGTCATCTCAAAACCCTTAGCTAAGGTTCTATCGCCTATATCTACCCATTTGTTACCTGTGTAGACTTGTAAAACACCAATTGTGGTATTCCAAATAATACTACCTGCATTAAACTGTAAGGTGTTTTTTTCTGCGTCAGATATCTGCCTGACATTATCAAGATCCACTGCACCGAGATTAATTTCTAAAATACGGACTAATCTATTAAAAATATCAGAGGAAACGGTGTCAGTGGCTAGTGGTAGTTGAGTTTGTAAAATCTTACTCATCTTTTACCATCTGGTTTTATGTCTATCCTCGTGGCTCCTAATCTCCATCCTATTGATAAATTTCCATTGTTAGTTGCATCGTCATCAGATTCAAAACGCAAAGCTATTTGTCTTGAACGACTACGCACAAAGACTTGTTGAGTTGTTGCTGATATGGCATTTGTAGAATTTGTGGTAAGAGAGTCACCTGGAAAGTTTCTTGTTTTCAAAACAATGTTTACATTACCGTTGTTATCATCTTGTATAAATTTGTAATCTGGTATTATTCTTTTTAAAAAACTAAACTGGTCGCCATCACCTATATCCATATCAGAGCTTTCTATAAACACGTTTGTCATAGGTGAGCCATCATCATCAAAACCAATTTCTTGTTTGTATAAGTAACTATTCCCTACAGCTCTTGGGTAATTCTCTATACCAGAATCAAGCCAAGCAGTCCTAACTAACTGCCCATAAAACCATAATTTTTCTACATAATTATAGATTACATATCTGTCTATTTCGCTTGATGAGCTTGAACAATAGAACCACCCTATTTCACTTTTATCTTTTATGGTAAAAGCATGTATTTTAAAAGATTGTGTTAGGTTAATATCATTAAAAACATAGTTATGCACCGAACAAGGTAATGTTTGTACTGAACCGTTGTAGACATAGAAATTGTTGTAACTCATCCAAAAAACGCCACTAGGGGCTGTTGTTGCAGCTTTAGGCCCAACAAGGCCAGTTCCTTCGTTGATAAGGTTTATACCAAAAGTAAAAGGCGGCCCTATAAACTGCATACTGTAAAGAGCAGTATCTGTCCAAATTAAAGTTTCTTGTCTTGCTTTGACACCACCAATAATGGAAGAGCCGCTTGACAACCTCAGTGAACCTGCAGTGTTCGTTGTCAAGGGCTCAAAATCTAACTCGTTTTCTTGATCACTAAAAGCTACTAACATAGGATCTATAGTTCCTGTTCTTGAAGATCCAGATATGGGATCTGCACCTAAAACAATCAAATGTCTATCTTTTTCTGATGTTAAGACTTGTAATGCTTTTGTTGGCACTAAATTTGCACCCGAAATACCTGAAAGTTCTACAGCTCTTGTTGATAAACCACCAGATTCTAGCCATCTAAAAATACCACCATTGCGTTGGTTAATAATTAAGTTTTCGCCAAAGTTGTCATGTGTCCATAAACGCAGTTGGTTTGTGTCTGATAAAGCTGCAGCTTGTCCAAACGCACCTATACCCCAACCGTTAAGACCCCAGCCTGTACCAGGAACATAAACATCCAAGCCAACATTTACTTGATATGCACCAACAACTGAAGATCCACCATTACCAGTATCAGAAGAGTTTGCTGTTACTGTTGTACCACTGGTGTCTTTAGCTTCAATCGTATAACTGTTTGCATTTACCACAGTAGCTACTTGATATTCTTGATTTAGAACTGCTGCTGTGATATTACCACCAAGCGAAGATGCGCCACTGAAAGTTACAAAATCGTTCTGCACTGCACCATGAGCAGTATCTGCTACTGTAATCGTAGCATCTCCATTACTAGCAGAAAAAGTTACATCGCCAGCTGACGTTGTAGATCTTATAGGTGTAATGTCATTAAAAGAACCACCTGATTCAATGTAATACTTAAGATGGCTACCTAAACCTAAGTATTTAGATCCCTCTAGTGATATCCAAGGGTGTAATGCTCTAACTGAGCCTAAATATGTGTTAGATGTTAGTTTTTCCCAGCCTCCAAACTTTTCTGGTCTACCTTTTCTAAAACGCACTAAATTACAGTCAAACCAACCCCCTTCGTTATCATATGCGGTACCTTCTCTGTTTATACCCGGTCTAAATGTAATCTTTTGTAAAGGCATATTAGATGTGATGCCACTCTTTGCCTTCAAACAACAAAGACTCTGCTTGTCTTCTGCGTTCTAACCCCTCTAAAACTTTACCGTTTGCTTTGTTCCATCTACGCATTTGATGCGGGACTTCTTCTTTTTTATTGTCATTTAACACTTTAAGCATAGTGCTATTGTTGAGGTTTGTCGGGCCTAAGTTATAAGTCCATGCAACTAAAGCATCAAACTCATTTTGTGATAATGGCACATGCACTGCATCACTTACATAAGCACCAAATACAGGCAACTCTTCGTGTAACCATTGATCAGCTTGTTCTTGTGTACAAGTATCTCCTTTTTTTACATTTTTTGTTCTGCCGTAAGCTATTGTCCAAACGCCTGCACTGCATTTGTATGCCTCTAACTCACACCCTTCAAATTTTTTTATTAAACTTGTGCCTTCTTGTGAAATTTCCATATTACTCCTCCTCTTTTGTCGTAGTAACTTCCCTATAATACACAACAACATCTTTTAATTCACTTATATAGCGTTTAATTTCTTGCATGTTATATGCCATAACTTCGTAATCTGGCACTGTCATAGCTAGAAAAACAAGCTCTCCTTCTTGATTTTCTATTATTGCAAACTGTTCTTCAAAATTCTCTGGTGTAATAGTAAGCCATCTAACCTCTCTAAGAGATATTTCTCTTGGCATAACTGGTTGTACAATTACCCTTTCTAAAGGTTTTGCCGTAACTTCTATTTGTTTAGTTGGAATCAGGCTGCAACTGCAAGCCATCATCGAGATCATCAACAGTGACGCTGATTTGCTCGATATCTTCCATAATGTGTTTTGTGCCATTATTTATCTTCCTTTGCATTTCAACTGGATCAGCTATGATTTTTGCACTTAGCTGATAGTTTTGTATAAATTCTGTGTATCTTAACAATTCTCTTTGTGCTGCCTGACTTTTTTTTGATAACTCACTCATTTGTTCTGTTTGTAAGTCAAAATCGTTTTGTAAGGCTGTGATTGCTTCTTCTTGCGTTGCTATAGCACCCTCAAGTGCTTCATTGTTTGCAGATAGAACCTTGTTTTGATTGTACAAATAATAAGATGTAAAA